TACTATGGGCTATGTTAGTGAACAAACAATGCATAAAATAGTTCCTCGCATACAATCTTTAATAACTGAAACAAAAACGACGGCGGGAACTATTCCAATTACACCTAATCCAAACCATCTACTTACCCCTTCACCTCCACCTCCACCTCCACCTCCACCTCCACCTCCAACACCATTCCCGCCATTAGTCACACAGTCTCAATATACCTACATGAATTGGTTATGGAAACATTTAACTAATACATCAATTAATATAAGAGCTTATTTTAAAGGTGTTGTTAAGGATCCTAAGAGAATAGTTGGTTCTAAAATTTTTACATCTACTGTATTATCTGGGGCTTACCCATATGGATTTGCATTTGATGAATTAGTTCAGAGTGGTAACACATATGCCACAGATGATGAAATGAAAAAAATAAAAAATAGTTCAGATATAATAGAATGTAGGCGCGGGTTATTACCATTATTAGTTCCTCCTCCCCCAAATGATACACTTTTTGCACGAATGGTTGTTAATCTACTTATATTAGATATTAGAATAAATATGGTAACAGAATGTTGTGAAAAATTATATAAATTATTATTGTCAGGACATCATAACAGTGATCGTATTATGCAAGAAATGTATGATGCTGCATCAATTGCAATATTACCTCTAAATATAGATACTAAAATAGATATTATTGCTGATATAATTATTCAAGTGTGTATTAATTTCGTAGGCAATCTTCTACCAAAAGTAGTTGTTGATGTTAAACAAGAATTAATACATAGATGTAGCGAAAATATTTATTCAACAAATAATATACTTTTATTTTTAGGATTTTTATTTTCAATTAAAATTAAATCTAATGCATCAGTTGGTCCTAGAAATATGCTTAGTTTTGTAGATTCTGTTAACAATTTTTTTAATTTACCTTATCGTGATAGTTTACTTCCTACAGTTGTATCTGATAAAAAAAGTTGCTCATTAACAAATTTTTTAGATGATCCGGATAATGGAGCATGTGCATTTGGTGGCGTAGCACAACATGCCGGTAGCGGTAATAGTAAAAAATCAAACAAATCAAAATTACCACCTATTCCAAAATCATCGCTAGCTGCACCAGCATCACCATCACGTGTTCCAAAATCATCGCTAGCTGCACCAGCATCACCATCACGTGTTCCAAAATCATCGCTAGGTATATCAAAAAAATCAACTAAAGAAGAATCAAAGCCACAACCACAACTATTACAATTATTAGATCCAAATCAGCCACAACTTGTAAACGTTGTAAAAAAACATAAAAAAAAAGTTACAGCATTACCAGCATTATCAGCAATAGTAGAAGAAAAACCAGCATCAGAAAAACCAGCATCAGTAAAACCATCATCAGCAAAACCAGCATCAGAAAAACACAAAGCAATACAACAAAAAGCAAAAGCTATGCTAGCTACAAGAACATCATCACTTTACCAATTATTAAATCCGCTTTCAGGTCCTTTTGTTAATTTTATGTCTAAAATATTAATAGTAACAAAAGAGTTAGGAATAATTTTCAATCCTAAAACATGCGTAAGTGGTATTACAAGAGAACAAGTATTTATTACTGATAAAAGATATGCAGATGATCCTATATATAGTAAAGTGCATTTATTTATAGGTGGAGGTAATAGTATGCGTAATAATAAAACAAAATCAAATAAAACAAAATTAAAAACAAACAGTCATACTCGTAAAAATAAAAATAAATGTAATAACAAACGTAAAAAAAATAAAAACAAATCTAAACATATAACCGTATTTACATCCTATCAGTCAAAATCACAATGTAATAAGAATAAATATAAATCAAAAATGACGCAAAAGAATGTTACATTTAAGCGAAGAAGATATAACAAATATTAATTCATACACCTAAAATGTAATAAGTTTTATAATAATAATATATTTCCCATTTTGAAACATATTATTTGTCATCATTTTCATTTCATTTTCATTTATATATTGAATTTCGATTAATCTCACGCTTCTGTTATGCCTCATGTTTTTAAGTCTCTCCCTTCATCCCGTCCTCAATCTACTTGCGAGCCTTGCGGGACTTTCTAGCGCCGATTTTAACGGCACCAAACTTGCCCTTCTTTGCAGTGTATCCATGTTTCAACAAACGCTTCTCACGTTTTGCTGATTTATGTTTTTTCTCTGAAACAATACGTCCGTGTTTATTCATAACCAAATCCATACGAGTTAATCCACCGCTAGTTTTATAAGCAGTCTCATGCCATACTTGGGCACGAGAACCGACAAGTCTCTCAAATACGCGTCCATTGATAGTATATTTGCCATCAGGGCGTCTTTTATAGCTGTTGTGCATTTTTATGTCTTATAGAAAACAATGAGAAAAAAATATTATATTAATTATATTTATAAATATCGAATATAAATATTGAATATTTAATTTGAAATAAAGTAAAAAAAATAAATTATATATAAATTGCTAAATAGATTAGTTAATTTGATTATCCATTTCTGCTTGTAGTTGCTGGTCCACCTAAAATTCCGCCAATATTTGGCCCTAAACCTGATCCATTTTCTCCCGCATGATATCTCATTGTTGAAGAATATCCTGGCCCAGAACCCCCAGGACATCCTGCCCATTTTCCATACGCATTTAATGTTTGATTTGCTATTGTAAAACATTGATTATGATTACTTGATCCAACAGATGCTAAAATTTGACGTGTCATTTTTATTCTACATGGGAATTTTGTTAATAACAACGGAGTATTAATATTTTTCTTCACAGATTTCTTAGGACAGCATACAAGTTTAAAATATGGTTCGGACATCTTATACTGGTATAGTTATTATAGTTGGTATAGTTGGTATAATGGTAAATTTTGCGCGTATACTTATATATTTACACTTTTATTTTTTGAATTTTCGATTTTAAACATTTATAAAATTGATATAAAATAAACATAATAATATATAATATACTCTTCTTCATAACAATCCAAAACAAGTGATAATCATATCAAATGTCAAATACTATCGTAGTTGCAACTACATCTAAACAAAAAATTCCTAAATTGGTGAAACCTTTAAATATTCCTAAAATCAATATTGCTTCAACCGTTTCACATTTGGTTGGAGAAGCACAACCCCCTCTTGTCGCATCACCAGCACAATCCCAAGAACTTGCTAAATACCAAATAATGTCCGACAAGGAACATATTCTAAAAAAACCAGATACATATATTGGTTCTATTGAAATGACAGAAGCAGAAACATTCGTCTACAATTCTGCTACATCTTCCATCGTGCAGCGCACAATTCATTATATCCCCGGACTTTACAAACTCTTCGACGAAGGTGCAGTAAATAGTCGCGATCATTTTGTTCGTCAAGAGCAGGCAATCCGTGACGCAAAACCCGGTGCTATTCCTGTTACTTGTATCGAATTCGAAATAAGTGATGACGGAACTATTTCAATCACAAATGACGGAAATGGTATTGATGTAGCACAACACCCCGAACATAAATTATGGATTCCCGAGATGATTTTCGGACATTTGCGCACATCTACAAACTATGACGAAAACAAGAAAGAGAAAATCGTCGGCGGGAAAAATGGGTTCGGATTTAAACTTGTTCTCATCTGGTCATCATGGGGACGTGTCGAAACAGTCGATCATATTCGTGGGCTAAAATATATCCAAGAATTCAAGAACAATCTTGACGAGATTTGCCCACCGAAAATTACGAAATGCACAACAACGAAGCCATATACGAAGGTATCATTTCGCCCTGACTATGCGCGATTTGGCGTAGAAGGTTTGACACCGGATATGCGCGCGCTTTTCGAGAAACGTATTTACGATATTGCCGCAATTACCGACAAATCCGTCAAAGTCAAGTATAATGGTGCTCCTATTCCAGTAAAACATTTTCAACAATATATCGATCTCTATATTGGTGCAAAGGGCGATACGAAACGTATTTATGAAGCACCCGATCCAAGATGGGAGTATGTTGTATCACTTGCTCCGAATGGTGAATTTCAACAAGTGTCATTTGTAAATGGTATCTATACACAAAAAGGCGGTAAACATGTTGAGTATATTATGAACCAGATTGTTCGCAAGTTGTCGGAGTATATAAAAACCAAGAAAAAGGTGGATGTGAAGCCAACAACAATCAAGGAACAGCTTGCGATATTCTTGCGTTGCGATATCGACAATCCGTCTTTCTCTAGCCAGAGCAAGGATGAGATGGGAACAGCAGTTGCATCATTTGGTTCGACATGTAAAGTAAGCGACGATTTTATCGAAAAATTGGCGAAGATGGGTGTAATGGATGCGGCGTGTGCACTAACAGAGGTGAAGGAAAACAAAGCAGCGAAAAAGACGGATGGAACAAAGACGCGGACGATTCGCGGTATTCCTAAACTAATCGACGCGAACTATGCAGGAACAGAGAAGTCGGCGCAGTGCACGATTATATTTTGCGAAGGTGATTCAGCAAAGGCAGGTATTGTTTCGGGACTTAGTCGCGAAGATCGCAATATAATCGGTGTTTATCCCATGAAGGGTAAGATGATGAATACACGTGGAGAACCGGTGAAGAAAATAGCAGAGAACAATGAAATAATGGAAATCAAACAAATTCTTGGACTGGAAGTCGGGCGAAAATATACTCCCGATGATGTAAAGTATCGGTTGCGATATGGGAAAGTCTTGTTTATGACAGATCAGGATTTGGATGGTTCGCATATTAAAGGGCTTGGAATCAACTTGTTTCAAAATGAATGGGCAACACTTACAGAAATTCCAGGATTTATTGGGTTTATGAATACACCGATTTTGAAAGCGAAAAAGGGAACACAAGAAAAAGTATTCTACAGCGAGGGCGAATATCGTGCATGGAAAGAGTCGACTGAAGGGGGAGGGAGTGCAAGTGGAGGCACAGGTGTATCGTCGGCGACACACACACAACCATCCGGATGGACTACAAAATATTATAAGGGTTTAGGAACAAGCACAGGCAAGGAGTTCAAGGAGTATTTTGAAAATAAGAAAATCGTGGATTTTACACATAGCGGCGAAGCGTGTGATAACGCGATTGATATGGTATTCAATAAGAAACGTGCAGATGATCGTAAGACGTGGTTGGCTACATATTCTCGTGATAGATATTTGGATACACTTCAACCGAGTGTGACATATGAAAAATTCATCAACGACGAGATGATACACTTTTCGAAATATGATTGCGATCGATCAATCCCAAATTTGATGGATGGTTTGAAAATCTCTTTGCGAAAGATTCTGTTTTCAGCATTCAAGAAAAACCTCAAGAATGAAATCAAAGTCGCGCAATTTAGTGGATATGTTTCTGAACACTCGGGGTATCATCATGGAGAGGCGAGTTTAAATGCGGCGATTGTCGGAATGGCGCAGAATTTCGTGGGCTCGAATAACATCAATCTGTTTGAACCCAATGGTCAGCTGGGGAGTCGTTTGAAAGGAGGAAAAGATTCAGCTAGCGAAAGGTATATCTTTACGCAACTCAATAAGCTAACGCGTCTTATTTATCGCCCCGAAGATGATAATACACTTACATATTTGGATGATGATGGACAGAGTGTTGAGCCGATTTATTATGTGCCGATTATTCCTATGATATTAGTGAATGGAACAAAAGGAATCGGAACAGGCTTTAGCACCGATATTATGTGTTATAATCCTGTGCAAATTATTGCATATATTAAACATAAACTTGTGGGGGCAGCGGCGTCAGAGTCCGCACCAACACCAACACCAACTATCGAACCGTTTTATAAGAATTTCAAGGGAACAATTCGTCGTGTCAGTGATACCAGATACTTATTCAAGGGATGCTATACGATTCTAGATGATAAGAAAATCCGTATTACAGAACTGCCTATCGGAACATGGACTGATGATTATAAGAGTTTCTTGGAAAATCTTATTGAGCCACAGGCTTCTGGTGGCAAAGACAAGGATGGCGCTGCAAACAGTGCACCAATCGTGAAAGAATATAATGATATGAGCACGGATACACATGTGGATATCACAGTTACAATGGCGGCAAATATTATCAAAACATATAGTGAAAAGGCAACAGAGTTTAAATGCAATATGTTAGAGAAAGTTCTTGGATTATACACTACACAATCTACTACGAATATGAATTTGTTTGACTCAAAGGAGAAACTTATCAAATATAGTAGCGCCGAAGAAATTGTAGATTCGTATAGCATAACTCGTTTAGAATTTTATGTGAAACGCAAGGATGCTCTTATTGCAGCACTTCGCAAAGAATTGATGGTGCTGAGTAATCGTGCACGATATATTACCGAACTATTGGAAGACACGATTGATCTTCGTCGCAAAACGAATAAACAGCTTGTGGATTTACTCAAAGAACGAAAGTATGATTCGATGGATGCAAGCAAGGATGCAAAGGATGCAGACGAACCATCGGGACAGCAAGGACAGCAGGGATACAAGTATTTACTAAAATTGCCGATGGATAGTGTATCAGAAGAAAACGTCCATAAACTGCTAAATGAAAAAGAAAATAAGGAAAAAGAGTTGAGCGAATTGAGTTCTAAGACAGTGGAAGAAATGTGGGTGAAAGATTTAGAAGAATTAGAAGTTGAATATAACAAATTTATTGAAGCGACGACGTATTCGGCTACAAGCACAAACACAACAACAAACAAGGTTGGTGGTAGTGGCAGTGCAGGAGCATCAAAGGCTAAAAAAATGAAGTCTAAATAAAAACCAAGACATCTATCTAAAACGAATTAAATATGGGATAAAACTTACTGCTATATATTAGCACAAAGTTATACAATACAATACAATACAATACAACCTTTTTATTTGGATTTAGGTATTATGATAATAGTATTTAATTATAATTGAAAATATACATGATTAAAACCAAGGTTTCATTTCGAGTGTTTTTCCTTTAACATTGTCATATGCTGGCCATGTCATGACAGTATACATATTACTTGCATCACGTTTATATTTTATATATGCACGAACTTCGTTAATTAATTTAGGTACACAGTGATTTACTACATGCTGATTTAGTGCTGTAACTTGTTCTCTAATATTAATCGGCATATTAACAGCACTTTCAAGGTATATTGCTCTCATAATGATTTTTAATTCATCATTATCTTGTTGAGATATATCATATTCACCATTCGATAAACGATATACATCAGCACGAAGAGCGTTCTGTATAATTTGAATATTTTCTTTACTGAAAAATACATTGCTTACATCATTATCCACCCAATTACCAGTTAAAGCATCTCTAAATGTAGTAATCTGATTTACGGGTATTTTATCCCACATGGCAAATCTTACATCAGGAGAAGGACCTTCAATATCGATACGTCCATTTGATATTTTTTTTGTAGAAATATTGTGAACAGTTTGTGAATCTCGAGGCATACATGAACCACTTCCACTTCCATTTCCTGAAAACATTTTAGAAGATTTGATTATTATATTATAATAACTAAATATAAAAATATCTAATAAATAATATCTATTAAATATCTATTAAATAATATTTAGTTGTATTATTTTTATATTATGTATAAATAATTAATTATATATACATTATATATATTTGCGTTATATAGATAAATTATGTCATTTAATAGCGTTACATTAATAATCGCAGGAATTATATTTGTTGTTTTATTAGCATTTACAGCATATTTTATTTATCAAGACCAGAAAAGTAAATTTACAATGATTCAGACAACATGCCCTGACTATTGGAAAATATCATCTACACCCGATGCTAGTGGAAATTATTATTGTTCACAAATTTCGGGGAATAATATTGGAACATGTAGTGTAGAAATAGGTTCAATAATACGTCCATCGGATTATAAAATATTAAATAGCGACGACCCATGCACAAATTATAATAATAAAATGTCGTGGGTGAATTCACAGTGTGGTAAGAAAATATTATGGGATGGAGTTACAAATAATCCGGATCTTAAAAATAAATGTAAAATAACTATATAGTTAAAAACAAACTATAATTTTATAAATTAATAATTTTATAAAATTATAAATTAATATATAATAAATAAGTATCGCAAAAACTACAAAAACTACAATGGATTCATCTTTATCAAATACAGTTATAAATATGAGTTTTAGAAAATCTGCTATATTAATAGCTATCATTGTTTTTCTACTTTTAACACCAATTTTTGTTATTATCATAATGCGGGCAAATAATAAAAAACAAATATGGGCACCTATGGTAAGCGAATGTCCAGACTACTGGAAATTGTCTAAGAGTGAAGAAGGACATGTTAGATGTAAACCAGATAAAAAGAATGCCGACTATGCAAGTCCTTATGGCTTTTACAGTTATCAATTACCGACAAAAATGAATAAATATGAGTATGCTATTAAAAATAAAATTACATGGGATGGCATTACAAATGATAAATCACTTATAAATGGATACAAAGATGAAGCGCCAAAATCTATTTTGTGGCTACTTGGTAAAATGTTTACTGTCCAAGACAAAAAATTTGTTTAATTTTGAATATTATATTTGAATATTATATTTGAATATTATATTTGAATATTATATTTGAATATTATATTTGAATATTCAAAATTAAAATACATTTGTAAAATCTACATAGAAACAATTATAATATTTTAATAAAGAAAGATAACATAGTTAATAATAACATAATAGTAATAATAATATCATAAATAATCATGAACAATCTTAATATAAATTCAATTCTCGGAAGAGAGCAAACATATAAAAAAATAAAAATAATTCTTGATGGATTTCAAGATAATAAAAACGATATTACATTAAAAAGAGGAATATATGTATATGGTAACCCGGGTTCAGGGAAAACAGAATTTATCGTAAATTTACTACGTGAACAAAATTATGATATTATTAAATATGATGCAGGAGATATTAGAAATAAATCTATTATTGATACGATTACAAAGCATAATATGTCGGACAAAAATATAATGTCAATGTTTGAGAAAAAAATAAAAAAAATTGTTATAGTGATGGATGAAATTGATGCGATGAATAATGGGGATAAAAGTGGAATTAATTCTCTAATAAAATTAATACGGCCAAAAAAAACAAAAAAACAAAAAATAGAGGAAGTATCATTTAACCCGATTATATGTATTGGAAATTATCAGATAAATAAAAAAATAAAAGAGTTAATGAAAGTGTGTCATACATTCGAAATAAAAACACCATCAAGTGACCAAATTACGTCTTTATTAACATGTATGAATTTAAAATTTGATAAAGTATTAAATGATAATATTGTATCGTTTATTCAAGGTGATTTACGAAAACTTGTTTCTATTCATCAAATGGCGGATAAACAAAATAATATATTACAGAATGATATTATTCAAACTATTTTTCAGCCTAAAAGTTATAACGATGATAGTAAAAAACTTACACAGCATTTAATAAATAATAATTATCCCATTGAACAGCATAAAGTGTTAATGAATGAAACTGATCGAACAACGGTTGCACTTTTATGGCATGAAAATATTATAGATGTCTTAACAAAATATAAAAAAGATGTTTCTATACCATTCTATCAAAAGGTGCTAGATAATATATGTTTTGCCGACTATATCGACCGCATAACATTCCAAAATCAGGCTTGGCAGTTTAATGAAATGAGTTCGCTTATTAAGACGTTTTACAATAATAAATTATATCATGAACAGTTTACGAAAAAACAGAAATTTAATCCAGTAGAAGTAAGATTTACTAAGGTATTAACAAAATATAGCACCGAATATAATAATTCACTTTTTATTAAAACACTATGCCAGCAGCTTTCAATGGACCAAAAAGATATGTTTTCTTTTTTTATGCATATTAAAAACTTTCATAGTGAAGATGAAATATATAATATGCTCGAAAATTATGAAGTTACAAAGTTAGATATTAATAGAATATATCGATATTTAGATAAATATACACAAAAAACACTAGATATTACAACAGATGATGATAAAATTATAGACAGCGATGATGAATTGATTTGATTGATTATATAAAATAATTATTATACCTTATTTATTAAAAATATGTTTTTCATAAATATTATTATTTTATAATATTTATAATATTATATATATTATTTCATTATATAATCATGTCAGAAACATTTGGTTCTTATAATTCATATTTGAATTCGAAAAATTGTTGTAAAGATCTTCTTCCGGGACCATTTGGGCCAACCGGTGCAAAAGGAGCAACAGGTTATACCGGTGCTACAGGTGCTACAGGATGGACTGGCGCTACAGGATGGACAGGTGCTACAGGGCCGACTATAACACCAGCTTTACTGTTAGGGAACACTGGCGCTGTTGTAAAATTTAATAATGTATCCAATCAATGGTATTATGAACAGGGTAAAACATTTATTATAAACCACCCCCTTAATGATGACAAATATTTAGTGCATACTTGTTTGGAAGGACCAGAAGTGGGTGTATATTACCGCGGTAAATCAGAAATTAAAAATGACGCATCGGTAATAGTAAACTTGCCTGATTATATTCCTGGATGGGCATATGAATTTACTGTTACAATAACAGGTATATATGATGGAAAACTTAAATTATATAATACGTCTGAAGTTGATGAAAATGGCGCATTTACAGTATATGGAGAGAATGGCAAATTTAACTGGATGGCAATTGGTAAGCGCGGTGATATAAATGCAGAACCATTCAAAAATGACATAACCGTTAAAGGTGACGGACCTTACAAATGGTATGAATAAAATTATATGCAAAATATAACATAA